CAGTACAACCACCGATCGGCAGAGCATCGACTCCCTCGCCCCACGACCCGTGGTTGTACTGGCTGATCAGCACCTGCTGCTCACCAAAGGCTCCAGGAAGCGTGACATCGCCGTGCTTGTCCTCGACGTTCATCGTCGCGAACACGCCGACGAACTGCCCCGCGTCCTTGAGCTCGAGTGACTTCATCGTGAATATCTTGGTCTGCATGTCCATGCTCAACCTCGCTGCTCCTGCCCACTGAACACGGGCGCGAAGCTCCGCGTGCCGTTGGGGTGCTCCGTTGTCGCGAGCACCTCAGCTTCTTCGACCGACACCACCTGCCCGTTCAAGTCCTCGCACTCCTGGTCAGTGTCGCCCAGTTGCGCGTCAAACACCAAGATGCCGTCAAGCCCCTCTGCTTCTTTGTAAGCTTCAAGGCTGCCAGCGTTCTGGGCGTACTTCGTCTCGGTGCGCGATATGACGTACGCCCGCGTCTCCGACGAGTGCCACGGGCCTGCTTCCACCATGTCAGCGATCGTGTCTGCAGCTTGATTGACGTCCATGCCCTCTTCGCGAGCCTTGGCCAGAGCCTTGAACACCGCGTCCCTCGTCTGCTGGTCAAGGTCGATCAAGCCCTTGCGAATGCCACCCTTCGCGACGATCCTCGTCTGCGCGCCCGCGGGCAAGTTCACGCCGACGCCGATCTGCTCCTGGACCGTCTTGAGCGTGCGCTTCACTACGCGGATGAAGTGAGGCCCATACTCGAGCGTACCCGCGGGGAGCTCCGCGACGATCATGTTCGCGAGCACGTCTGCGTCAGTGATCTTGCGCGCGGGCTGAACCATGAATTGCTCGATGCCCCTGTTCTGAAACACGCGCAGAGCAGTGGCCCGAGCAACTGTGGCCATGTCCTTGAAGTTGCGCCGCAGCTCAGACGCGAAGAGCTCAGTGAGCCTGAACCAATCAAGCATCATCGCCCGCGCGAGCTTGCCGTAGCCACGAGGAAGGGCCTTCGTCGGCGCGCTACCCTTCTTCTCCTCTTGCTCGTCCTGGAGCTCCTCCTCCGCGTCAGGGTCCTCCTGCTCGCTGGGCTGCTCCTCATCAGGCTCGTCAGCGGGCTCCTCAGCCACGTCAGGCTTCATGTCGCGAGGTATGAGCACCGAGCCCATGGACATCTGCATCACGTCGTCTTCAGGCTTCACTTCTTGCTTAATCATCTTGCGCCCCTCAGCGCGAGTGATCAAGCCGCCCTGCCACGATCGCACCGCCCGATCGGCGATGCGGCCCTCGTCCTCCTGAAGAGCTCTCACTTGGGAGTTGTCGTAGTACACGCGCCAGTCGTCGAGGTTCTCCTCAAAGTCAACGAGGAGCTGATTCTTCCACTCGTCGCTGTGCAGCTGCTGCATAGGGATGATGCAGTCGTCATACGCCATCTGGCGCATCTCCTGCATCGTGGCTCCGACCTTCGTCTGCTGGAGGCCCGTGCCAAATCCAACGACTGCCGCGGGCAAGCCCAGCACGGCAGAGACGCGCTCCTCAGGGATGTCGCGGAGCGAGCCCAGGTCAAGCTCCTTCGGGCTCCACCCGAACGTGTCGACCTTCGCTCTGCGAGTGAGCACCATCGCTCCGCCTCGCGCGTCACCCGTGAACTTCTCCCTGAACTCCCGCTTGATGCTCTTTGCGTCCTCATCCTGGATGTCAACCCCGTCGTCGTTGGGCGATATGACGACGCTCGGCACGCCACTGTTCTTGAGCATCACGGCCGTGTAGTTCGCAGCCTCGTCGTCCGTCACTACTTCCCTGAACAACGACTTCAGCGGCGAGAGGCCCTTGCGCGTGTTCCTGGGGTCGAGCCCGTCACGCAGGTGCCACACGTCCGCTGGGTTCAGCTCGATGCTCACGCCCTTCGGCGTATACTTGTAGTAGTCAATGAACACCGCGCTGTCTTCGGAGTAGTGCGGCTCAATCATCCAATGAGGGACGTACCAGAGCTCGACGGGCTTGAGCTGCGAGTTGCGAATCTTTATCAAGTACGCGTTGCCATCGAGCGTGACAGACACAGCGATCGCCTTGCGCATCACCCTGCCGCTGTAGTAAGGATTCGGCTTCTTGAGCAGCGCCAGCATGTCGTGCAGCTCAGTAGCCTCGTCCTCCTTGTACTGCATCACGATGGGGCTCTCGCACATCCGCCTGCTGATCCAGAGCGCAGGAGCCATGAGCACCGACGACCCGATGCCGTCGCCCATCAAGCGCTCGTAGTTCACGCTCGACCTCGGCGAGGTCGACAAGCTCCAAGTCGAACCTGAGCCGAACACCATCTTGTTGAGTCTCGTGACTGCCTTCTGTATGATGTTCATGCGGCCCGCATCCTCGCTCGCCTCGTGTAGGTGCGATATATGATCGCGTCTACTGCGTGGTCGTTGCCGTCCACGGGCACGGGGAGGAAGCGACCAGACACCTTGTCCTTCTTCCAGGACCAAACTGAGAACTCGCGGATGATGTCAGGCGAGTCGCGCGTCACGTGCAAGTTGAACGACTGCAAGTAGCGAATCGCCGCGCGCTTGTAGTCAGGAGCCTTGTCGCACGGGTTGACGATCCAACCCATCTGCCTGAGCTCCTTGATGCTCTTAGGTTCAGCAGCGTCCGCGACGATGTCGTCCTCGTGCTTACGTACTCCGCCCTCCTCCATCGCGTCGGAGGCCTCTGCGTTGGTGAGGTCAGTCGCGTACACCACCTGCCTGAACCACATGTCCTCGTGCGACTGCCACACCTCCACGCACGCGAAGGGGTCGTCCGCGAACCCGAAGTCCACGCCGTAGCCAACGAGTCGCGCGCCCTCGGGCACCGAGTCCACGATGTCCCAGTTGCGCAGGATGACTCCCTCGAGGTGCGTGAACTCGCCGAGCGCCCACATGCGGTAGAGCGCGGGGTTCGTGTCCTTGTATGAGTTGAGCAGCTTGACCGTAGCAGCAGGGCAGAACGGGTTGTCCTTGTACCACGTGCGCAGCACGCACACGTCACCGTTGAACTGCGGCGCGCTCAGCACGTTGCTCACTTTGCTCACGAAGCGCGCTACGAGCCAAGGGATGAAGCCCTCGACGTACGGGATGGGGTTGAACGTGAGCCACACCTGCGGAGCAGGGACCACTGCAGCAGAGAGGCCCGCGTCCAGGGTGTCGAGGTCGAGCTCGTCGAACTCGTTCGCTTCTTCGAGCCAGAAGTCAGTAAAGCCCTCGATCGATTTCATCTTCTGCGGGTCGTCTGCTCCAAAGAAGAAAAACCCAGAGCCATTGGGCAGCACGATCGAGCGCTCACTCTTGTTTATGTCGCACTCTCGCAGCGCGATGCCCGTCTCCTCTATGGCCGCTAGGACCCGCTCCCACACTGAGAGGCGAAGAGTGACTGCGAACTTGCGAAGCACACCGATGCGGCGACCCGCGTTCTCAATGGCTCTGCGCACGAGCAGCTGACTGACTGAGACGCTCTTCGCCGATCGACGCCCGCCATAGACGACCATGTAGCGACACGAGATGTTGTAGAGCTGAGCATACGTCTTGCAGATGCGGACGACGTGCTCCTTCATTCGTGCGACTCCACTAACTCGTACATGATCTTGCGAGGCATTCCTGGACCCACCTCGCCAGAATCCTTAAATCGTTTCGGGTAGTAAGTCTTGCCCAGCTCCTTGAGCGCCGCGAGCCTGATGCCGTCGCTCTCCGACGACCGACCCATGCTGCGGAGCATCTCGACCATGTCGCTGCGATTCTTCGCGTCAAGCACCGCGATGCGGGCTGCGAGCTCCTGGTCGTCCAGGAGTCGAGCCCGCTCATTCGCGGACAGCGGCACTATGGTCAGAGCAATATCCAAGTCAAGCGAGCGCTCGTACTCCCTGTATACGAGCTCGAGCTTCTCTGCGTATTGGCTTTCGAGTTGAGCCTTGCTCGTGCCCATCTAAGTCAATATTATATTGTTCGCGCGCTCGTGTACACGCCTATTGTTATATTAAACATATTATATTATATTTAGGAAAGTTCCAGGATTCAATGATAACAACCTACTGAGTCAATGATAACAACTTACTGAGTCAATGATAACAAGTTGCGCGAGTAGTAATAGTTCCCATTATCAGGCTCCAAGGTTCCAGGATGCCGTCGCCTAAGTATCAATGTGACAAAGACTTAGCAGCGGCCCAAGGATTGCTCAGGATGCATCCTTCGAGCCAAGGTGATGGTTGAATATCAATCTATATATACGGGTCGATCCTGAGGGCCGTCGGGGTGGTATAATAGAAGACACCGAGCTTGGTGCTCTAATTCATTATGACATATAGAATTACAGGCACAGTGTCACCGCCGTCTCATCAGTGTCATCGTCTAATTCTATATGTCATAATGATTTAGATTCTCAGGTGACACTGGTGACACCGGTGACACCTAAATTATTGCAACTAAAGGAAATAGACTTTTCTCAACTGCTCCATAAGTGGTGTCACCGGTGTCACCGCCGTCACCAGCGTCGTCTAATTCTATATGTCATAAAGAATTACCCTGGTGACACGGGTGGTGACATCGGGTATATTAGATTATCTATATGCGTGTCACCTCGCGTAATTCTTTGTGCCATAAAGAATTAGACGACAGCAATAATTCGGGCGCTCGAGGCTCCGCATGCCCGAGCTTATTATTTCATTCCGCATATAGACTTATGCGCCATGGGCCCGAAAAACCACCCTCCTTCGATTGCACGAAAAAAAAATTTTCTATTCGTTGCTCCATATAGAATTAGACGACGGCCCGATTTGAAGCCTGCTCGATCTTGTGGTATGGTATAGATAGATAGAGAATTGAGAGGGTCAGTAAGGAGGAACCCTCAGATCATTGACAAAGAAAACCGAGGTGAGAGGTGAGGTTGGATGGCCACAGGCCGGAGACCGAGAGCCTTAACCTGCCGGGTATCAGGGAAGGAAAGGTTGAGCCCCTCAACGAGGCCCCTGAAAACATCGGTTTTTAGGAGCACAACATGAGCAAGAGGCAGATCGTTCGCAACATGGCCAACCGGGCGTTCGCTGGCGAGTCGAGCAACACTCACTCGATCAGCTACATCGCTCGCCGCATCGGGTACGCAGTCCCGAAGGCCAAGCAGTTCCTTCGCGACCTGAACCGCATGGGGATGGTCACGATCGCTTTCGCCGGCCAGACGGTCATCTTTTACTAGATGGACTACCTGGTCGCGAACTTCTTCAAGTTCTGGTTCAAGTACTTTCGCGACCGCGAGGTTGCGGGAGTACTTACAGACAGGGACTTCGAAGCTTACAGAGAGCTTCTTCGCCTCGACTTCGAGGCGACCTACCAGCCTTACTAACTCGGCCGGCGACGGTCGAGCAGGGGCCTTATTGAGGTGCTCAACCGCGAGGCGTGATTCACCTTGACCAAGATCGCGAGCACGAACCTTGGTCAGAACGAATACACCAAACCACACGAGAGGAACAACCATGGCCAAGAATGAAGAGGCGAAGAAGGTCGCGAAGGCCGCTGACCCCGAGAAGGCGAAGAAAGCCGAAGCGCGGAAGGTCGCTCGCAAAGCAGCCCGAGAGCGCATCGTGAAGTTCCTCGCCGACAACGCCGACCAGCTCGGCGGCCTGGTGGACGACGTCAAGTTGTTCATCGGCTCGGGCAAGGCGCCCGGCTCCGGCCTGAAGCGCTCCTCGGTCAACGTCGAGCTGCGGCAGGCGCTCCTCGACGCCGGCGACAAGGGCCTCACCGAGATGGACGTCTTCAAGGCGTTCCGCATCGGCCGGCCCGAGATGGTCACGAAGATTCGCATCCTCGTCCTCTGCCCCAACCCCGCCGATCGGGTCTGGGTCAAGTTCGACGAGGGGAGCGAGGTCTACAAGGTCGTCGGCAAGGGAGCCAATCCTCCGAAGGGCTGGGACGGCTACGTTCCCGCCGCGAAGGAGAGCCTCTGAGCTTCCAGGAGCCCCGAGCAATCGGGGCTCTTTTTTTTTTGCTCGCGCCCTGCGAGCTATATAGAGTTTTTCATATATATGAGCAGCCCTATACTTCCAGGATCTCCATGTATAAATATTCCTAAAATAAATAAATATACGCGAGGTATATGTGATATATTCAATATCGAATATATACGGTTTGCTCACCTAACGAGCGTGGAGGAGCCTGCATGAAGCGAAAACCAAAGCCCAAGAAGGTCAAGAAGCCGCCGAAGCCCCGAGCGATCGACGCGGTAGCTGAGACGTGGTAGACCAGAGGATCGCGCTGCAGAGCGCCGTGAGAGCTGCGCTCCGTGCTCACGCTCGCGGGCGAATGAGCCGCGACGAAGCTCTCGAGTTCATAGACGCGCGCTTGCAGGAGTTCTCGCGCGGCGAGCCGATCGTCCAGGACGCCCTGCCCAGCTTCCCGCTCTGGTTCAGGGCGTGGCAGTGGTCGCACGCTGAGCCCGTCACTCAGCCGTAGACTTGGTGAGGGAGGAGGTAGCATGAGGCTCATCGCTACTAATCACTTGGCGCGCGGCGGGGGCCCGCGGTCGGCCAACTTACCTACAACGAACTCAGGCCGGAGTGATCCGGTCGCCAGCCCGGAGCGCATACCAACCGCTCCGGGCCCTTTCGCTGGGAGCTCGCTGTGACGTCGGACGATAGCCCTCCCCGGGCATCAGGCCCCAGTCAAGTGAGCTCCCAGCCGAAGGCTTTCTATCGAGGGCTGACGCTGGTGTACGTCGAGCGCGGGGACCAGCACGACGTGGTCGACGCGCACTTCGACCAGTACTTGGAGCTGAGGCGCCGCGCGCCGAGGATGGTGCGGCTCCATAGCACGCTCCGCGAGATGCGGAGCAAACTCTTCAGTGAAGGAGCGGTGATATGACAGGACCGGAGGCTCAGGAGCGCAAGAGCGGCCACGTGCTGCTCGCGGTGTCGGGCGACGTGCACGCCGAGGTGTCGCTCTACAACGGGAAGGTATACTTCTCGGTGCGGAGGTGGTTCCAGGCCGACGATGGCAAGTGGTACCGCACCAAGAACGGCCTGCACCTGAAGTACGACGACATGGTCGAGGTGCTCGCGCAGGCCGAGAAGGTGCTCGCGTTCGGGCAGCGCGAAGCGGGTCGCTTGGAGACGGTCGAGGAGCACGACAAGGAGCCGCGCGAGGAGCGCCAAGCCAGTGGCGAAGTCGAGTACTGATTCGCTCATGAAGCCTTGGTACCACGTGGCGATGGTCTCGCCGACGAGGGGCTTCGTGATCTTGCGGTGGGAGTGCCGGAAGCACCAGCTCTTCTGCTCGCAGCGAGACTACCCCCAGCAGCCCAGGTGCCCGAAGTGCGAGGGCGTCGAGATGGACGGGAGGAACTAGCGTGATAGTGCACTCTGCGGTGGAAGCAGCAGTGGTCGCTCGCGGCGTCGAGGCGCCCGACCGTGTCGTCGTAGCCTCGGGCTTCTTTGACCCGGTGCACGTCGGGCACGTCGCTTACCTGAGGGAAGCGGCGAAGCTCGGCGAAGCTCTGTTCGTCATCGTGAACGACGACAGCGCGCTCGAGAGAAAGCGCGGGCGCGAGCACTCGTGGTTCATGCCGATCAGCGAGCGCCTGAGGATCATCGACTCCATCAAGGGAGTCGACGTCGTCATACCGTGGCCCGACGACAGGGTGGACCGCGCGCTCGAGTGCATCATGCCCGCGATGTTCGCGAAGGGCGGCGACCGCACTGACTCCACGAGCATCCCCGAGTGGGTGACGTGCTACAGGTGCGGCATACAGGTCATCACGGGCGTCGGCGGCGTGAAGAGCGTCAGCTCGTCGGAGCTCCTCAGGAGGTGGGTGCTGCTCAATGCGAACCACGTTGCCTGAGAGCGTCAAAGTAGTCGTCCCCTCGAGGAACCGCGCGGCGTGGCTCGCGACGCACAAGAAGTTCACCTTGCGCACCGTGAGCCACTTGAAGCCCGCGCTGTTCGTGAGGGGCGACGACCCGCAGTTCGACGCGTACGTCACTCTCGCCGACGAGTACGGCGTCGACCTCGAAGTGCAGCCGCACGAGGGGTGCTTCGGCGTGTCGCAGGCTTACGACATGCTCATTGATCGAGCGATCGAGGGCGGCTACGACAAGCTGCTGATCCTCGACGACGACATGCACTTCAAGATGTGGAACCCGATCATAGGCGCGAAGCCCGACGTGAAGTTCTGCTCGCAGAGCGAGCTGACGGAGCTGATGTGCCAGTGGACTGACGCGCTCTGCCCGCAGATGCCGGCGACGTGCTTGCTGCCCGTGGACAGGCGGACGCAGGACGCGCTGCTCAGGTACGCGTCGCCCCTGATGTGGTGCTACGGCTTCTATCTGCCGCACTTTCGCGCGCACCCAGAGCACCGATTCTACAAGGGGCGCGAGCTCGAAGCGCGGTGCGACCACAACCTCGCGCTGCAGCTGCTGACGAGCGGGTTCCTGACCGCGTATTTCTGCCCGCTCATCATACCGAGCGACGTGAACAACCCGGGCGGGTGCTCGACGTACCGGAGCCTCGAGGTCGAGCACGCGTCGACTGACGCGCTCCTGGAGCTCTACCCGGGAATCGTTAGGCAAGTAATCAAGGTCGGGTGGCTTGATGACCCGACGGCGAAGCGAAGGTCGGTCGAGATTAGCTGGAAGCGCGCGTTCAGCGCTGCGAAGTTCCAGGACGCGTTTGGCGAGGCCCCGAGCTCATTTAAGCTCAGGGCGCTGCGCAGAGTCGAGCGCGCATATGGGGCGCTGATAGAGGAGCTGCGGCATGGAGCCTAAAGACCTCTGCGAGGAGCTCAATGGCAAGCTCTACTTCACCGTGAAGCGGTTCGCGTGGGCGACGAAGCGGTCGGAGCAGAGCGTCAGGTTCCTCATGTGCTACGGCAACCGCATCAGGCGCCTCAAGGTGAAGCGCTTCGGCGGAAAGCCCTACATACCCTACGAGGAGCTCACGGAGTTTCCGTTCACTCTCCCCGGCAGGAACACGAAGGAAGTGTACCACTACACGAAGGACGGGGTGCCAGCATGACAGCGGGCAAGATGACTGTGTCGGAAGCGCTCTGCGTCGCGGAGCAGGTCTACATCAGCACCAAGAACTTGAAGGGTGCGAACATAACAAAGGAGGCGTTGGCTCTGATAGTCCTCGCTCAGCGAGTCAGGGAGCTGTCTCGCGCGTCGTGACCCTAGTGGTCGTCAAGGAGGCCTGCTTTGCGGAAGTTAGCGTACGGATTCAGGCTCAAGAACGTCGTCGACTTTGAGGAGCTGCCGCGCGAGGTGCAGATCGCGAAGATACTGCGCTTCCGCGGCGTTCGAGTCGATCGGTTGAAGATGACGGTAGTTGTGCCATTCGACGAGCGAGAGCTCGACGTGTACGAGTTCCTCATGCTGGAGGAGCTGAAGCACGACTTTCACTTCATGCAGCTGCCCTGGGAGCCGCCAGCATGAAGTTCAAGACGCACCCATACCAGCACCAGCTGGAAGCTTTCAATAGGTTCAAGGACGCGGAGTACTTCGCGCTCTTCGCTGACATGGGGACGGGGAAGAGCAAGATAGCGATAGACGTCTGCGCCCACCACTACGAGCAGAAGCACGTTGAGGCCTGCCTGGTCATAGCTCCGAACAACGTCCACGCGCAGTGGGTCAAGGAGCAGTTCCCGCTGCACTGCCCGGTGCCCTACCGCCCGATGGTCTGGTCGTCTGGAAAGTACGGCCAGAGGTCCTGGAAGCAGCGGCTCGACTTGTTCATCGCGGAGCCGATGCCAGCGCTGAAGGTGCTCGCGGTCAACGTCGAAGCGTTCCAGAGCGACACCGTCGTGCCCGTGGTCGCGTCGCTCGTGAAGAACTTCAGGTGCTTCATCATCGTGGACGAGGCGACGCGCATCAAGAACCACGCCGCGAAGCGCACGAAGGTGATTCACAAGCTCAACAAGTACGGCATCAGGTGCGTACTCACGGGCACGCCGACGGCGAAGTCGCCGTTCGACCTCTGGTCGCAGATGGAGTTCCTCAAAGCCAACTACTTCAACACGTCCTACTTCATCTTCCAGCACCGCTACGGCATCATGATGCAGGGCGTCAACCCGTACAACGGCGGGCGCTACGTGACGCTCATCGACGAGAAGACGTACGCGATCGTGAGGAGCAAGCTGAAGCGGATGCGAGAGGAGCGCGGCGGGACATTGATGCCTGACGACTTCGAGACCGTCGCGGCGATCTGCAAGGTCAGCGAGAAGAACGTGCGCTTCATATCGGAGCACGAGCAGTACTCGAAGTTCAAGCGCCTCGATGAGCTGAAGGCTCTGATAGCGAAGGACGTGTACTCGATACGCAAGGAGGACTGCCTCGACCTGCCCGACAAGGTGTATGAGAAGCTGTACGTCGACCCGAGCCCGGAGCAGCTTCGCATCTACAAGCAGCTCAAGGCTGAGCTCATCGCGAAGTACAACGACAAGGAGCTGACGATCCAGAACAAGGTCGCGCTGACTCTGCGGCTGATGCAGGTGATCGGCGGCTTCTTTCCGTACAAGCGCGAGCAAGAGAGGATCGTCGGGCAGGAGCACATCTTCGAGTTAGTCGGCGACGGCGAGCCGATCGGCGAGAAGAATCCAAAACTCGAAGCGATCATGGACGACATCGAGGAGACGAGCGACGAGCAGCGGATCATCGTGTGGGCGCACTTCATCCCTGAGCTCAAGGCGATCCATGCCGCGCTGAGTGAGAAGTACTCGTGCTGCTTGTACTACGGCGGGACTCCGCAGAGGGAGCGGGAGCGCATCATCGAGGACTTCAAGTCGGGCGCTTACAAGGTGTTCGTCGGCAACGCGCAGACCGCTGGGTTCGGGCTCAACTTGCAGAACGCCACCTTGCAGTATTATTTCTCGAACACGTTCCGCGTCGAAGATCGCTTGCAAGCCGAGGATCGCAGCCACCGCATCGGCGTCAAGTCGTCGGTGACCTACAAGGACGTCATCCTCAAGGGCACGATCGACGAGAAGGTGTTCGCGCACATAACAGCCGGCCGGGACTTGAACGACTACTTCAAGTCTAACACGCTCGCCCAGGTGTTGAGCGACCCGGAGGAGGTGGAGTACTGATGGTCAGAGTGCTCATAGTGGGTGAGTCTGGTGAGCCTCCGTGGGAGGGAGGTTGCGCGAAGAAGCTCTGCGAGTGGCTTGAAGTGGCCTCCATCCAGGACTTGAAGGAGCGCTACTTACTCGCGAACGTCTACCCGATCAAGGACACAAAGGAATTCTCAGCGAAGCATTACGCCGCGCTGCTCGACATGATCGACGCGTCGGACTTGGTGCTCTTGGTGGGCAAGGAGGCGCAGCGAAGAGTGTATGGCTACATGAGGCCTATGTTCTGGCTGCGAGGCAAATTCGCTGGCGTGCCGCACCCATCGGGTCGCAATCGCCAGCTGAACGACGCTGGAAATGAGCGCATGGTGCGGTCGTTCGTGAGAAACACGATCGCTCTGTTTGAGTGCGCTCCTGACAGGCCGCTCGACGTGCCTGCGGAGGTAAAGGATGCTCAGGTCGATAGCAAACACGATAGTGTTCAACATGACGACGTTCTTATGGTGCACATGGGCGGCGTCAATCCTTGCCACGGTCTTGCTGACCAGACTCGTAGTGCGACGACAGCAGAGCGCGGACCTCGTAGCGACTCTGAGGCAGGAGCTCAAGGACGAGCGTCGCCAGAATGCAAAGCGTGAAGCGATCCATGAGCACAAGCTCGCTGTGTATCGCAACGCGGCGATCAAGCAGAGAGTAAAGGAACTGTATGCAGAAGCTGAGCGCCCGCGGCTCGTCGTCAGGAGGTAACATGATCAAGCGCATCTGGGCCATCGTGAGCGAGAAGGACTTCTACGCCTTCCAGGCGAGGGCGCGCAACGAGGGCCTCGACATGGGCGAGGGGCTC